ACGTTCCCCGGCAAGACCGCCGTAGCCGTTGACGTACCCGCTGGGGTCGGCTCCCGTCCCACCCGCCCAGGAGTCCCCGAAGAACGCGACACGAGGAAGCGTTTCGACGGCGGGCATCGGCGGAGGCGTGTACCCGGCAGCCGGGTCCGCCTCGCTGCGTGACGGGATGAGCGCGATGCTGACGGCAACGAGAACGGCCAGCGCTAGAACTCCGCCCGAGATCGCGGCATACGCGGGTGCTTTCAGGCGTCCGTCACGGTGTCGCCATTTGCTGCGGCGGCGTCGAGTCCCCATGTTCGCGATCTTATCGGCACGCATCAAGACCACCCAAAGCGGGAACTTAGTTCAGCCCCCGACTGCCTCTCACGAGGTGGTCGGGGGCTGTTCGTCGTCCACGTCGCTCGTCAGCGCTTCTCGTAGGTCCCGTGCACGCGGCCGCGTCGTTCCTGGCCGAGTGAGATCCACGGCACCGCGCCGGGAAACGCGGCGAGTAGCGCGACGACGAGCGGCTCCGTCTCGGGGGAGTCGTAGTACCCCACCCAAGATCCGACGTCGCGGTTCAGGATGTCCGTGCGGACGCCGGCGAGCTTCCGGAGGTCGGCGATCTTCGCGTCGATGACCGTCTGGTCGCGGGTGTACTTGTCGCGTCCGATGAGAGCGCCGATCTCGACGCTCAGCTGGACGTCCGGGTGCAGGGTGCTCATCCCTGGATGATCGCGAGCAGCTGGTGCCCCTCGGGGACCTTCCCCCGCAGCGTCTCGATGTCGTCCGCTTCGATCTCGGTCGGCTCATCCCGGCGCGCGAACTGCCCGACGGTGAAGAACTCCGTGGTCCCCGGCCGGCGCCCTATGTGCGCCTGCGTCAACTCCCACCCAGCGGGCGCCTCAAGCTGCTCGAGGATGGCCCCGATGCCCCCACCCCGCACCTCACGCGTGCGGGTCTCGACGGGGCGGATCAGTCCGATGAACATGGCATCGATCGTATGGTCGCGATCTGACATCCGCCGCACCAGTACCCGCCGCGTACGTCCCGCAATACCGTGCCGCAGGTGCGGGCACCGCGGCTGCTGCACGTCGTCGAGCGGGTCGATCATCCCCGCAGGGTAGCCGCGATGTCGGTGGCCCGGCGCAGACTGTCCACATGCTCCCCGCCGCCACCCTCCTCGCATTCGAGGACCGTTGGGGGCAACGCCATACCGGCGACAAAGAGGAAGCGATCCGGCACGAGCTCGGCGAGACGCCGGCGAGGTATTACCAGCTGCTCGGCCGAGTGATCGACGACCCTGCAGCGCTGGCCGCTGACCCGCAGCTCGTGCACCGGCTGCAGCGGATCCGAGACGAGCGGCGTACGCAGCGCTCACGGCGCCGCGCCGGCTGATCTGTACACTGCCGCCATGAGCATCAGTGCTGAGCAGAAGCGGAAGATCGTCGAGTCGGAGATCACCCGCGCGGTGTCGAAGGGCGCCCGTGTTGAGTTGCAGACCGATGAGACGGCCGTGGTCGTGTTCGGTCACCGCGTGAACCACGTCCTCCACCTGATCCTCACGCTCGTCACTGCCGGGCTCTGGGCGATCGTATGGATCATCGGAGCGCTCGCAGGTGGAGAGCGCCGACAGACGCTGACGATCAGCGACGCCGGGAAGCCCACATGGAGCAACCCGCGGCGATGACAACGAAACGCCCCCGCCTGCTAGGCGGGGGCGTTGTTCGTTGTGGGGGACATCGTCGTCCGAGGTGGAACTGGTTCTGCTCTTCTGCCGTTGGCGCGGTCACCGTTGACCGCTCATCATCTTCTGGCGGTCATCACGTCCCGCCGGCCCGGTCGCGTTGCTTGCATGAGCATCACGATAGCGTGCACGCATGATGATTGCAAGCATGCATGACCGCCGGGCGTCGTGCCCACATTTTGCCCACACTTGCCACCACTCTGCGCACCACGTAACCACTTGTAGTGGTCAAGAATCCGCGGAATCACGCGGATGCGCCAGTCGTGGGGCGGCGCTGAGTAGAATCATGACTTCTTCAGCGGGTCGGGTTCGTCGTACGTGATCGGCAAGGCCGAGGCCACCGAGGACGACGACTGGGACTTCTGAAACCCGCGTAATTCCGCGGTTCTAGAGCGATGAAAGGGCCCCCGGCCAGCACCCCTCGCGGGTAGCTGATCGGGGGCCCTTTTCGTTCGTGCCCACACTTTGCCCACATTTGTCAGAGGACGGCAGCCTCGCGTGCTCTCGTCATGGCGACGGCCACGGCCTCGAGGTCGTCATCGAACAGGTCAGCGTAGACGTCGAGGGTCATAGCGGCGGAGGCGTGACCCAGCATCCGCTGGACGGCCTTCACGTTCGCGCCGGCGCTGATGGCGAGCGATGCGGCCGTGTGTCTCAGGTCGTGCGGAGTGATCGTCGGGAACGAGGGATCCACCGCCTGCGCGCGGCGGATGGCGCGGACGAACCATCCAGTCGCGCCGTGCGGGCGGGGGAGCGGGATGATGCCGTCGCCGAGGACGAAGGCGTCGCGGGCCTTCCCTTCGCAGAGACGCGCGAGCGTGGGGATGAGGAACACTGGCATGGGCACCTCGCGGCGGTCGCCGGTCTTGGGAGTGCCGATTTCGAACTGGCCCTTGACCCAGACGGCGTTGTCCTCGATGAGCAGACGGCGGCGCAGCATGTCGAGGTGGCGGACCCGCAGAGCGATCGCCTCACCCCACCTGAGCCCGCTGTACGCGAGGAGTCGTACGACGGCGGCGTGCTGCTCCGCGCCCTGCGCGAGCGTCTCGACCTGCTCGTGGGTGAGGTATCGCTGAGGCTTCCGGTTCTTCGCCGGCAGCTGCAGCCCCTTGGCGGGGTTGCTCGCGATGATGCGGTCGCGCTCGGCGATCGCGAGGATGCTTGAGAGGACGAAGACGGCGCGTCGAACTGTCTGCGCTGCGAGGGCCTGGTGGAGCTCGCTGACCCAGTCCTCGATCTCCGAGGGGCGGATCCCGCCAGCTGCCCGAGATCCCCAGCGGGGTTCCACGTGCACGCGCCAGGACGTCTCCATGACGTTCTGCGATGAGGGTTTCAGCCCGGCGAGGCGGCCGCGCTTCCACTGCTCGGCGAGAGCCCGGATCGTCTTCTTCCCCTCGGTTGGGTCGAGGTACTGTCCCGTGGCTTTCGAGAGGGTCGTGGACGCGAGGAACAGCTCAGCTTCACGCTTGGTCTTGAAGCCGCGCTTGTCGGTCTGGGCGCCGTCCGGCTTCCGGTAGCGGACGCGATAGCGCTTCCCCTCGGAGGTCGTGTACGCGGAGATTGTGCCGGCCACGGTCAGTGCAGTTCTGTGAGGGTCGTGCGGTGGTCCCACTGGTCGGCGCCCATGCGCGGACGGACGTAGACGACGTCGCCGAAGCGGAAGAGAACGCGTTGGAAGGCCCGGACGATGTCATCGATCACGTCGAGCTCGAGAGCCATCGCTTCGACGTGCCCGTCGTGCAGCAACTCGGCCGCCTTGTAGTCGTCGAGGTCAATGAGTCGGAGGGCCGCCCATTCGTCGGCGCGGCGCTCCTGCTTCGCATTCACGGGGCCGAACGCGCTGGGGGAGTCGGCGAAGACGGCGTGGGCGCATTCGTGGGTGAGGACGCTCCGGTGGAGTCGCCGAGCCATGCCTCGTCGGAGGCGGATCAGTCGCTTCCGGTGGATGTACTCGCCGTCACGGTCGTCCGGCAGGTTGTCGACGTAGCGGACGCGTACGCCGAGCGCGCGGAGGGTGTCGTGAATGTGTTGGTCCATTAATTGTCCGAGGGGAGTTCGCCGCGGTCCTTCGCCTTCTTGCGTGCGACCGCTCGTTCAGTCTCAACGGCGCCACCGACATCCCGGGAGGGTAGTTGCGTGATATTCGCTCGGACGCCGTACATCCGGTTGCCCTGCAACTCACTGTGTTCGACGAGGTGCTCGGCAATGGGGTCCACGAAGTCCTGCGGGTCTACGTCTGCCGGGGCGACGGCGGGGTCCAGGTATCGGAGGACATCCTCGCCGAGGACGGCCGGCGAGGTGGTCCCCTTGGCGATCGCGCGGATCCATCCGGCGTACTCGGACATGGCCTCGACGCGACTCTCGAGTTCTTCGACCAGCGTCCGGGTGGAGATCGTCGTCAGATCCTGGGGCGCGGAGATGGTGACGGCGTCGCCGATGTCTTCCGATGAGAGGTAGCCGGCGGCGATGAGCGCCTCGAGTGGGTTGCGGTCGTACGCCCGGGCTACGGCGATTGCCTGGCGAGGTTTGGGGTCGATCGCGCCGCTCCTCCAGCGTCCGACGGTTGCCGGGTCGACTCCTACGCGCGCGGCGATCTTGTTGTTCGGCTCGCCACCTGAGCACTCGGTCAGGTACTGGTCCCACGTATTGCTATCCACTGTTGAACGGTAGCAACGGGATTGCGCACCCGCAACGATGCGGGATCACTGCTCGACGGAAAGATGTTGTGCACGCGTGTTGCGAACACGCCACCTGTCCGCTACCGTTGGCGACATGCAACCCGATGGCGCACCCGCAAGACCCCTCTATCTGGCGGTCGACAACGATCGACTGGACGCGCTCAGAGTGGCGCACGGCATCACGTCTGACGCCGACTTCGCCCGACGTATCGGCGTCAACCCGGCGACTCTCTGGAGAGTGAGAGAGGGACAGACCGTCGCATCGAACGAGTTCCTCGCGAAGGTCGCCGCCGCATTCCCGAACGCCCCGCTGGACGCACTGTTCCGCGTCGTCAAAGGCGGGGAGCGATGAGCGAGCAGCCCACGACGAAGCCGGTCTGGCTGTCGCCGAAAGAGGTCGCTCAGCGCCTTCCGGGCGTGACAGTCGGCAACCTGTCCGAGCTTCGGAAGAAGCGCAAGGGTCCGGCGTTCTACAAGCCGACCGAGCGCACCGTGCTCTACCTCGAGTCCGAGATCGAGGCGTGGGTCGCTGCGCACCGCGTCGAGACGCGGGGCGGTGCAGCATGAGCGCCCTGGAAGTGTTCGACTTCGACGGCAGCCGCGTCCGCACCGTCGTCGTCGACGGCGAGCCGTGGTTCGTCCTCGCTGACGTCTGCTCGGCCCTCGCCCTCTCTAACCCGACCGTCGTCGCAACGCGCGTGGATCCGGATGCCCTAAGCCAGGCTGAGGTCATCGACGCGATGGGGCGTCCGCAGGTCGCCCGAGTCGTGAACGAGTCCGGCCTCTACGAGGTGGCGATCCGTTCGGACAAGCCCGAGGCGCTCCGCTTCCGCCGCTGGATCACCAGCGACGTGCTCCCGGCCATCCGCCGGACAGGCTCCTACGTCGCCCCCGAGGCGCCCGAACTCGCGATGGCCCGCGCGGTCCTGCAGGCGCAGGACATCATCGCCACCCGCGACGCCCGCATCACGGAACTCACCCCCCGCGCCGAGGCGTGGGACGAGATGGCATCCGCCGAGGGCGACTACTCGGTGGGCGACGCCTCGAAGGTGCTGGTCCGCGCTGGCGTGCAGACGGGACCGCAGCGCCTGTTCGAGCAGCTCGCGAACCTCGGCTGGGTGTTCCGTGGTCACGATCGTCGGTGGCGAGCGTACGCGTCGGCCGTCGACGCCGGATACCTGACCGAGAAGCTCAGCCCGCCCAGACGTGACCGTGTCACGGACGAGCTGATCGCGGTCCCGCCGCAGGTTCGCGTCACCGCGCGCGGCCTCGAGCGCCTCCGGGTTCGGCTCGGCGTCCTCAAGGCGGTGTCCGCATGATCGCGCTCGTCCGGTGGGTGTCGTTCCTGATCCTCACCATCTGCACCGTCACCGCATGGGACGGCACCCGCTCCTGGACCCTCCTCATCCTGATGACCGTGTCGGTCCTGACCCTGTTCTGGTCGTTCGGCGCGTTCCGCCGGGACGTGTGGTTCGGGCCTCCGGAACTGGACGCCGAGTGCGCCCGCATCGACGCGGAACTCACCGCAGCGTCCGCCGCCCACGAAGCGCGTCGGGAGGAACGGCTCCGCCGCCTCCACACCTAACCACCATTCATCCGTCGAAACGAAGGGCACATCGACATGACGGACACCACCCTCGTTCCCCCTGTGGACGAACAGATCGACCTCACTCTCGGCGGCATCGTCGAGATCGGCATCACCTCTTCACTCAACGAGCGCACCGTGTACCTCCACGTGGAGGACGGGTCGGCGGCGCTCACCGCGAACGACGTTCTCCGCATCGTCGCGGGACTCATGCGCGGCGTCGACGCGATCGGGTTCCCGGAACCCGAAGAACCGATCGACGCTCCCGCGCCCGTCGTCGTCACCCGGGTCATCCCCGGCGACGACCTGATCTTCGTGGGGATGCCGAGATGACCGCCGAGATGTACACAGTCGCGCAGATGCGGCACCTGTTGAGCCTCGCCGAGGAACTCGGGTTCTGGGACGACGTGCAGCACTGGAAGGCAGAGATTGCGCGCGCCGAGAAGTCGGGCGGTGTCTCATGACCGTCTTGTTTCACGTCCCCGAGGGGTGGATGCCGTGGATCGCTGCGGGCGTCCTGATCCTCCTCATCGTCGCAGTCGTCGGCCTGAGCGAAATGGGCCGCAAGTGAACGCCCTGGTGATCGTCCCCGACGGTGCGCCGGAGGACGAGTGGCTCGAGGGTCGCGCGGGCGGTGTGACCGCGTCCGAGGTGCACGGTATCGCGCATGGTTCCCGGAAGACGTGGCGTCGGATCCTCGACGAGAAGCTCAACGGGTCCACGTGGAATGGGAATGAGCACACTCGCCGCGGCCACGAATGGGAACCCCGCATTCTCGCGGAGATCGACGAACTCCCCGGCGTGACCGCCGTGTACGCGTCGTCCGCCCTGTACGGGAACCCGGGGAACCCGAAGCACCGCGCCACCCCCGACGCGCTCGGTATCGACGAGGGCGGCACTCAGTTCGGGATCGAGGTCAAGCACCACGCCCCCGGCTACACCCAGACGACCATCCCCGCGGATCACATGGATCAGATGCAGTGGGGCATGCACGTCCTCGGCCTCGACTCGTGGCTGTACGGGTGGGCCGTCGACGGCGCTCCCGGTGTGAACACGGAGTGGGTGGAACGCGACGAAGCCCGCATCGCGTACCTGGTGAAGCAGGCGGATGCGTTCATCGAGTGGCGCGCATCCGGCGCCCCCGAGCTCGACGACATCCCCGAAGACGTCGACGACGACCTCGCCGTCTACTCCCGGGAGCAGCGCGCTGAGTCCGCCGCGAAGAAGGCGAAGGATGCCGCCGGCGCCCGCCTGAAGTCCTGGGCCGCAAACCTGCACGCCGGGGGACCGCTGCGTCGCGGCGGCACTCGCGCGGCCCTCTTTTTCGAACCGAAACCCGCCTCCCTGGTCCTCGACGAGGACGCATGGAAAGCCGCGGAGCCGGACTCGTACGCCGAGTTCGTCGCGGCCCGAACGGCGGTCGCGAAGCAGGCGGAAGCCGCCCTCGCCCTGTACGGCGTCGAGAAGCCCGCCGCCCCCACCTTCCGAGTCACCGCAAATGGAGCGACCTCATGAGAATCCTGACCGTACGACAGCCGTGGGCGTGGGCGATCATCCACGGCGGCAAGAACGTCGAGAACCGCGCTACGAACATCGCCGGTAAGTACCGCGGACCCATCGCGATCCACTCGGCAATCGGCAAGACCGCGACGCTCAACGAGCGACAGGAGCGCTTGCTGCTCGCCGCTGACAAGGACGGCGACGGAGGAATCGAGGCATGGCTGCACGGTGAAGCGATCGCAGGCGGCGTCATCCTCGGCGTGGTCGACCTCGTGGATGTTCACCGGGCCGAGGGGGTCGGGCAGGGGATCACGGCTGACTTGATCCGCGAGGGCAACGAGTTCGCCGTGAACGGTGCCTGCTCGCCGTGGGCTGAGGCGAACGTGCATCACCTCGTGCTTGATGCTCCCCGTCCCCTCGCCAAGCCGATCCCGTTCAAGGGCGCGCTCGGGCTCCGCCACCTCGACGACGTGACCATCGCCCAGATCACGGAGGCCCTCGCATGAAGCGCTCGAAGCCCAAGTGGCGGATCGGAGACCCGGTCACCGTCGGGGACGTCCGGTGGATCATCCGCCTGATCATCCGTGACCAGGTCGAACTCGAAGCCGCGAACACCACGAACCACGGCATCTGGTGGAAGACCACCCTGAACAATCTGCCGGAGAAGATCGCATGACCGAGTTGAGCGCTGACTACGTGAGCCTGCCCGCCGCGCCGTCGGAAGAGGACGTAGCGAAGACGATCGCGGAGTACGAGACGATCGCGATCGGCACCGGCGCGGCCGCCGAGTTCGACGCCCCCGAGTTCACCGCCGACGGCACCACATGGTCCCAGGTGTGGCTGTCCCAGGACCCGCCCGTCGCGGCACGCGCGACCGCCCGCCGCGACGGCGCCGCATCCACCGTCGTCGTCCTCTGGAACGACGCACTCCCCGCCGAGGACTCCTGGCGGGACCTGTGGCTCCGCCGCCCCATGCCCCTGTTCGGCGCGTACGTCCGACGCGACGCCATCCGCCACGCGTTCCGCGACGCCATCGGTGACCGCCGCGAACCCGGCGACCATGGCGGCAAGACCCCCGAGGCTCCCGCGCCCGAGCGCGACTGGGACGCCGACCTCGAGAACGCCTCCACTGTGGAGCAGCTGACGGAGGTGTGGGCCGCGGCCCGGACCGCCCGCGCCCGCACCGCCCCCCGCGAGGTCGTCTTCGAACGCCGCCTCGCGCAGCTCGAGCAGGTCGAGTCGGACGCGTGGGGCGAACCCGGCACCCCGGCACAGCGTCCCGCGCGCCCCGCGCCGCGTGACCACCTGCCCGCGTCGTCGTCCGCGACGAAGCGCCGGAAGAAGCGGAGCCGCAGATGAACGTCGACACCACCACCGGTGAGGTCGTCGAGGAAGGCGGCGTCGAGCTCGTCCCCCTCGACATCGCAGGGCTGAACGAGGACGAACTCCTCACCCTCTACCCGACACCCGTCCAGTGCGCCGGGGCGCTCCTCATCGCCCGCTCCCGCCTCCACACCGCACCGAAGGTCCTCAAGGCCCTCTCCGCCGCGGTGAAGGCCCGGAAACGGGAAGTGCTCATCGCCCGCGGCTACGCCTACAAGGAAGCCGCCGGCCGCGACGCCGCCACTCGCCGACTCGTCGCAGAGTCTGACGCGAACGTCATCGAAGCCCTTGAACGACTCGACGACGCCGAACTCGCGCTCGAGTACGGCCGCGAGCTCCGCAAAGCCCTCAGCGAGGACATCGAGATCCTTCGCTCCCTGAACGCCAACTTCCGGACGGAGCACTCATGAGCATCTACTACGAGGGTCCCGGCGTGACGCTGCATCACGGCGACGCGCTCGAGGTCGCGCGACAGCTACCGGACGTATCGGTGCAGACAATCGTCACGTCGCCTCCGTACTTCGGGCTCCGCGACTACGAGGAAGAAGGGCAGTACGGCGCCGAGGAAACCGTCGAGCAGTACATCGCCACGATGGTTTCGCTCTTCCGCGAGCTTCGCCGCGTGCTTGCCGATGACGGGACGCTGTGGCTCAACATCGGAGACTCGTTCGCGGTGCGGTGGGGCTCGCAGCGCGCGAAGGGGCGGGCAGGGCTGGCTGACAACGAGCGCACCAGGTCAAAGACGCCGGGGCTCCCGGAGAAAAACCTGATCGGCGTTCCGTGGCGGGTAGCGTTCGCGCTCCAGGCTGACGGCTGGATCCTGCGGTCCGACATCATCTGGCACAAGCCCTCTCCGATGCCCGAGCCGGTCACGGACCGACCCACGAAGGCCCACGAGTACCTCTTCCTGTTCGCAAAGTCCCCGAAGTACCTCTACGACGCCGATGCAATCGCGGAGACGGCAACTGGACAGGGCTCGGGTAACGGGTTTGGGCGACCGGAGAGCATCAGCAAGAACGGTCCTGGACAGGACCAGCCGTGGGAGGGGAGGCCGCAGCTTCGCCGAGCGCTCGCTCTTGCGCAGGAGCACAACCTCACCGAGCAGCACTTCGCGGCCATCCGAGCGGTCGGGATGAACGACGCAGGCAAGGCGAAGTCGGTGCAATCGGGTGACGGGAAGAACAACCCGGAGGTTCAGGCCCTCGCAGATGAGGCGAAGGCGGCGCTCGGCGGCTACTACCGAGAATTCCTGACGGGCGGCACGAAGAACAAGCGAGACGTCTGGACCGTCAACACAGTGCCATTCCCCGAGGCGCACTTCGCGGTCTACCCGCCTGAGCTCATCCGCCCGTGCATCCTGGCGGGCAGTCGTCTCGGAGACACGGTCCTGGACCCGTTCAGCGGTAGCGGCACGACAGGTCAGGTGGCGACGTTCGAAGGACGCAACTACGTCGGGATCGACCTGAGCCGGAAGTTCCTCGACCTCTCCCTCCGCACGCGGTTTGCGCAGCCCTCACTCCCGTGGGACGTGTCAGCATGAGCGCCCCGACCGCGCGTGTCCGCGCCGAGGTCTACGCCCGCGACACCGGCTGCATCCTATGCGGCACCGCCACCGGTCTGTCGTTCCAGCACCGCTGCGCCGTCGGCATGGGCGGCTCGAAGCGCCGCCCCACCCCGGAGGAGGGTGTGGCCGCGTGCCTCCCGCACAACGAACGCTTCGAGTCCGACCTGCAGACGGTCGCTCTCGCCTACGGGTGGAAGGTGAAGCGGTGGGTGAAAGCCCCCGCCCTGGTCCCCGTGTTCCACCAGCCCCTGCACACCTGGTTCCGCCTCACCGGCACGGAACGCATTCAGGTGTCCGCTGTCGCCGCGCTCGACATGATGCACCACGTCTACGGCGACGAGTACCTCGACTGGAAAGCGGAAGCCGACCGCACCGACCGTGCCCTCGCCCTGACGATTGGGGTGCACCGATGAGCGCCCCGGGACCGCTGACGCACGCGGAGCTCGACGCGAAGGTGAAGTCCCTTCGGTCCGTCGGCGGCGTGTACGAAGACCTCGCGGTCATCGTCGAGCACTACGAGCGCCCGCGCTGCGTGACCACGCCGACCGGGATCCCGATCATCACGTGCGCCGCGTGCGGGCGCTCCCACCCCGAGACCCGCGACCACTGCCTGCTCTGCGGACACGCGTCGCTGTTCCTGAACGGGTCTCGTCTCTGCGTCCCGTGCGCGGCGGTGGCGTCATGAGTGCGGTGTCGGATTACGGGATGACGTACATCGTCTACTGGCGCGCGGAGGGCGTGATGAAGGTCGGCCGTTGCCGGCACGCCCGCCGTGTCCGGTCGTTCGTGAACGCCGGCGCGGAACTGATCGCGCTCGTGCGCGACACCCCCGCCGAGTGGGAGAAAGCAGCACTCGCAGCGTTCGGGGCCGTGTTCCGCCGTGCGTACCGAACCCACGTCGAGGCGCGTGCGTTGCTCCCGCGCGGCCGCGGGTTCTCCGAGTGTTTCACCGTCGCCCCCGCCGATGTCGGCCGGGCGATCACCGAGTTTAGGAAGGCCGTTCATGCCGTTCACGCCAGTCAGGAAGTTCAAGCTCGAGGCGTTGAACCGAGACGAACGGTTCCTGTCGCTGTCGAGAGACCTGCGCCTGTTCCTGCTGCAGCTGCTGATGTACGTGGATCAGCTCGGGCGGGAGATCGCGTCGTCGTCGACGCTGCGAGAGACGTTCTTCGAGTTCGACGCGGACGTCACTGTGGGGCAGGTCGACGAGTGGCTCCTCGCGTTGGAGGAACGGGACTGGTTGGTCCTCTACACGTCCGGCAGGCGGATCTTCATGCAGGTGAACCCGGTCGTGTGGGCCGGGTTCGTGTCCTGCGACGGTCGCGACGGTTCCCGGTATCCGGAGCCGGAGCCCGGCCCGGTGTCCGCCCAGAGCACCACGTGGGGCGACCTGCGGGCGGCCTCCGGGGCGACTCCGGCGAGAGGGGAGGGGGAGACGGGGGACTGGTGGGAGAGACCGGACGGGGTGCCGCCGGCGGGGTGTCCCCGTCACCCGCACAACACCGGCCTGATCCCCTGTGGGGCGTGTGCAGGTGCCCGGAAGATCCACGAGAAGTTCATCCGCGGGGAGATGTCTAGGGACGAAGCAGTCCTCGCCTGGAAACCAGCAGGAACGGGGGATCACGATGACCTCCCCTACTGACGAGATGGACGGGTTCATCGAGAACTCGGCGCTCAGGTGGGCGAAGGACCGGAATTACCGGGCCCAGCTGATGAAGGAAGCCAAGCCCCGGGTGGGGGAGACGTTGAAGAAGATCCGAGAGCGGAGAGCAGCATGAGCACAATCACGAAGGCAGCGCGCAAGATGCGCCGGGCAACGAAGGAAGGCAGCCTCGCGCACCGCGCTCTGACGGTCACCACGGACCGCCACCCGTGGTACGACTGGGGCCACCGCCTGATGATTCTCGTCGGGGAGAACCGCACGGGGGACTACGGCGTACCGCGTGGGCGCGACCTCTGGTACCGCTTCGCGGACGAGAACGAGGCTCGTGGCCGCATCATCACGACGCATCGGTACGCGGATGTCCGAGCCACACAAGGGCAGGACGTGTCCTGGCGCGTCTTCGACGTGCAGGATGAGGGCGGCACCGTGAAGCTGGGCTACTGGGGTGACCGCATCGCGCACTACGGTCTGAGTCGTCGCGAACTGGCGCTGTTCCGCCGCTGGGACTTCTGGGAGTGCCGAGTGCGCGGCGAGTGGTTCGGTCTTCGCCGCTGGCTGTACTTCCGAGGCCTGCATGCCGCGGTCCAGCTCAAGAAGCCGTTCGCGTGCAACGTGACGCCGCCGCGAGGGACAGGTGGCTACTCGCACTGGCACTGCGAGCTCCGCGGCCGCCACGACGTGCATCGATTCCGTAACTACACCTGGGCCGGCGGAACCGCGCGTGTGGAGTACGACCCGAAGGAGGCGACGGCCTGATGCCCGGGGAAACGATCATCACCGTCGTCGGCAACCTGACCGCGGACCCCGAGCTCCGGTACACGCAGAACGGTCTGCCGGTGGCGAACTTCACGATCGCGTCCACCCCTCGGAGCTTCGACAGGGCGTCGGGGGAGTGGAAGGACGGCGAGGCGTTGTTCATGCGCGCGAGCGTGTGGCGTGAGTTCGCTGAGCACGTGGCGGGGTCGCTGAAGAAGGGCGCCCGGGTCATTGCGACGGGCCGGCTGAAGCAGCGGAACTACCAGGACCGTGACGGTCAGAACCGGACGGCGATCGAGCTTGAGGTGGATGAGATCGGGCCCAGCCTTCGGTATGCGACGGCCGAGGTCACCCGTACCGCCCGGGGTACTGACGGCTCGGGTCAGGCGGCGCAGCCGTCGAATGAGCAGTGGGCTGCACCCGCATCGGAGACGACGTCGTGGGATGCGGCGCAGCCGGGAGGTGGGAGCTATGGAGACGACACCCCGTTCTGACCGGCACATCAGTCGCGGATGGATCGCTGACCCGTTCGAGCCTGACTGCGGCTGCACCCTGCTCGAATGCGGCCACGTGGACGCCGACCAAGCCGTCACGAGGCGATGCGAGCAGCACGACCCTCAGTTCTCCCGGACGATCCGGAGCCAGCACGAGGGCGCGCGTTGCGATCAGGACTTCGCTCGAACCGCGTTCCCCGAGGCTGAGCCGGACTACGTCTATGCGACAGATGTCCTCGGTGAGGACGACGGTGCCTACATCTTCGCGCTGCGCGAGGGGACAGAGAACTACTGGGAGCGGTTCGACCGTCGGAAGCCGAACCACATGCGCGCGTACGAGCAGACGAAGTCCACGGGGCGGGTCTCGTTCCTGGAATTGGAGGGCTCAGATGTCTGAGCGGGTATGCATCCGTGGGTGCACGCAGAAGGACGTGCACTACGCGACATGCAAGCGGGCCCGTCCGGAGTACCTCGGAGAGTTCCCCTGCCACGGTTGCGCGCCTCGTGAGTGCCGGGATGGGTCGCTGGTCTGTGATCGGTGCTTCGGGAGGATGCGTGGCCTGCTGCGTGACGTCCCGGACCTCCTCGCCCGCCTGCGGAGTCTCGCGGATCCGATGAAAGCGAACGTGTTGGATCAGGTGCGGGTGTCGACGTCGTCGACGGAACCACCGGCACCGGTGGGCTCGGACCTGTTGGATGCGATGCGTGTGGTGGAGGTGGCGGCGTCGTGGGCGCACGTAGACCTGTCCACCGTCGCGAACAACCGGGACGACATCACCTACCTGGGGGAGCTGCTGCTGGACCGTCACGCCCCCGAGGACGGCATCCGGTCTGCGTGGTCTGTTCAGGACGCGGTGGATCAGTGGGGGGTGGAACGCCGCGACACGGACACGTTCGTGTTCCCGACCGATGACGAGGAAGAGGCGGGGGCGCCGGTGCGGGAGTGGTTCGACCCGCTCCTGACGGTGGAGCA